AAGTTCTTTCCAGGAGTTCGTTCGCTCTCCTTTAGAAAACATACTATTTTAGAACGTTCAAAAGTTCTTATAAAAATACAATGAAACGTGTCGAGTTTCATTGAAAATAGTAGTGTTTAGTGAACGGAAAGTAATTAGAGAAAATCAAGCAACATATCACACTGTTCGTGACCTTGGCAAATACAATGCTGATTTCGTGGTATCTGAATTTAATAAATTTATTCATTCCTTAACATTTAGTGATACACTACTACAACTCCAAAAATGAAAATACAGTTACGTATTTAGTTAATCATGAATGCTAGTATTGACAGACTCCAAGAACTTTATAATCTCCGAGAAAAACTACAGAGCACTTCTGGTGCGCTTAAAAAGCAAGCTATATTATCCAAGACAAATGGCGAATATAATGGACTATTTAATCTTATTTACAACACGGACATTCCATTTCATGTAACATCAGCTCATGTCAAAAAGTACTCTCCTAATCGTATTCTTGGTAATAACCCAATGAGTATTACGGAACTTTTGCATATGCTACATACACGTAGTGTTACGGGTAATGCTGCTCTAGAAACTGTTCATCGGTTTTTTGTAGGACTACCAGAACATCTTCGCGAACTAACACTTGATATTATTGATAAAGACCTGAAAATTGGTATGAATATCAAGACAATTAACAAGGCACTTCCAGGGTGTATTCAAGATGTATTTCCTGGAGTAGCACTTGGTACAAATTATGATAGTAAATATATAACGAACCCAGATGATTGGTATATTTCACGTAAACTGGACGGTATTCGTTGCATTGCAATTGTCAAGAGCCCCGATGATATTCGTTTTTATTCTCGTACAGGCAAGGAATTTCATACTCTAGATGAACTAAAAACAAAGTTATCAAGTAGCTTTACAGAACCCGTCGTATATGACGGCGAAATTACAAGTACTCTTGGGTCTGATAATTTTAAACAAATTGTTTCTGATATTCGTAAAAAAAACTTTTGTATTGCTTCCCCCTGTTATCAAATCTTTGATTGTCTAACACTTTCAGAGTTTTATAGTGAATGGTCCTCTCGTAATCTGTTGGAGCGCCTCAAGAAAGTTCCTGAACTCCTGACACCAGTGACGCAATATCCATTTTCACAATTTGATAAATTACAACATGATGTTCAAGAAAATCAATGGGAAGGTCTCATTATTCGTAAAAATAGTGAATATCTTGGAAAACGTAGTAATGAACTACTAAAATTTAAAGAATTTCATACAGAGGAATATACCGTGCTTGATGTTACCACTGGTGATATGCGATGGCATAACGGTGAAAATTATCAAGACATTACAACACTTTCTGGAGTTACCATTCAACACAAGGGTACAACAGTTACGGTTGGTAGTGGATTTTCCATGGAGGAACGGCACCACTACTACAAAAATCCACAGGAAATTATTGGTAAAGTCATTTCCGTACAATTTTTTGAAGAAACTGAAACGGGCGATGGCGTATGGTCTCTTCGTTTTCCGACATTTAAGGGACTGTATTCAAATGGTAGAGATATGTAGATTAAATTAAACACTACAAAGTAAAGTAAAGTACATGCCAAAATATACTATTAAATTTTTTCAATCAAAACGTAATGAACCACTACAAAATACTACGTCCTTTGATTATTCGTGCATGGAAATAGCTCAAGTAAAACATGAATGGGCAGAACATAATCCTTTAGAAAAAACACTCAATAATATTTTAAACAAATGTACGGATATTAACAGCGTAGAAAATACGGAGGATTTAAAAATTATACTAGAATTTCTAAGTAGTATTGACAAAGGTAGTCATCGCTTGGTACGTTATGCGTGCATGCATATTGTTCAAAGAGCACTCATTGATATTTCTTTTTTAAAAAATTATTCAGTAATGTGTCGTAAATTAAACCAACATGACCATTTCACATTTGTATTGGAATGGTTGTTTATAAATAATCGCAAAATGTCAAATAATTTTGTATTATTTTTAGGGTACGTCACAAATGAGGGAATATTAACAAATAGTATTTTGGAATACATTTTGAACAATTTTAAAAATAAAGAAATGTACGAAGAAATGTGTGTTCTTATTGGTGTTACTAGAAATACAATTCATATCCCTTTTCTCCAGGGATTAAAGGGAATATCTAATAAATTACGTTTCAAAATCATGGATTTGACCGAGTTAAAAGAATAACCACTACTAATAATAAGAACAGATGCGTGTCATTAAACGAAACGGTAAGATTGAAGATGTATCCTTTGACAAGATTACACAACGTCTTCGTGTTATTCAGAAGGAACAGGGCTTGGAACATCTTGATATTATTCCTGTTGTTCAATCCGTCGTTAGTTATATACATGACAATATTTCGACACAGGAAATTGATAATATTACTGCGCGTATTTTAATGAGTATGAGTAGTACTGTCTATGATTATCAACGTCTTGCAAGTGTTATTGTTGTGAGTAATTTACATAAACGAACACTAAAAAAGTTTTCCAAGAAGGCTCGTCTTTTATACAAGCATGGTCTATTATCTAAGAAGGTATATAATTTTGCCATTAATAATGCAGACCAAATTGATAATTTAATTGATTATGATCGCGATTATCTCCTGGATTTTTTTGGATTCAAGACCCTTGAACGAGGATATCTTCAGAGAATTAACGGTGAAGTTACCGAATGTCCTCAAGATATTTTCATGCGTGTTTCTATTGCACTGTGGTGTGACACTGGATTTTCTGCAATTGCCGATAGTTATAATATGTTATCACGAAAATTTTTTAGCCATGCAACACCCACCTTGTTTAATGTAGGTACTATGCGCGAACAAGCCGCGAGTTGTTTTGCTAAATATACAGAAGTTCTTACAACATCTGGTGTAAAAATGATACAAGATATTAATATTGGCGATTCAGTTGTTACACACACAGGTGAAATTAAACAAGTGTTACAAATACACAAAAATTTACGAAATAACCGAGATATTAAAGAACTAAAAGTTACAAATACTAAACCTATTCATGTAACTGAAGACCATCATTTTTGGGCAGTTACAAAAAATGATTTAACCCCTCGTTGGATTAGTATATCAGACATGAAAGGTGGTGATTATATAGCTATTCCTAATGCTATTATTGAAGGAGACACATTTGAAATTGATATTACTAAATATTTAAGTTTACCCAAAAATTATTCTTTAGAAGAAGTAAATGGACAAGTACGTACAATTTATCATCAATATGATACGCGATTTAAAAATAAACAAGGCTTAATGATACAACGTTCCAATTATACAAATAAATTGTGGAATATTGACGAAGATTTTTCAGTATTTCTTGGTGTATTTATTGGAGATGGACATATTATAATGAATAAATCAAAAGATGGGGAACAAGTAGTTCGTGGTATTGGATTTACTATTTACAATGAACATCAAAAATTAATTGATTTTATTAGTAATGTTGGTACTAAAGTATTTGGGTTTAAACCATCTTATCATTTCATGAAAACACAAAACGTTACACGAGTTCTTTTTGCATCCAAAATTGTAGGGATGGTTATTAAATCACTTACGGGTCATTATTTTGATGGTAAAAAATTAAACGATATCTTTTTCAAATTTCCTACAAAATTAATTCATGGATTAGTTGCTGGTTTAATTACGTCCGATGGATGTATCCCAAAACCACTTAATTCTTCGATTACGGTTCAAATGTCAAATAAGGAATTAATTAATCAGTTATACCATTTAACGCGCATGCATGGTATTGAGACGTCTTTTTTGAAAGTAAAAAAACCACTGGATTGGAAATATAATCAACCTTATATGATGAGTATACCCAATATGCACGAAATTGTACATAAAACGATTAAATACTACCCAGATGATGATCGAATTAATCAGCGTTTAATTCATTGTAAGGATAAGAATAATATTAAAAATATTAATAATCAAAAATTTCTTAAAATTCAACATATCAAGGATACCGAACTTACACCAGAGTTTGTATATACACTAGGTGTTGAAGATAATCATTCTTATAACGTGGAAGGATTGATTGCACAAAATTGTTTTTTACTTCATTGCGGAGATTCCATTGATAGTATGTATAAAACAATTAGTGATTGTGCAAAAATTAGTAAGTGGGCCGGTGGTATTGGTGTAAACATTTCCGATATTCGTGCAAGTGATAGTCGTATTAATGGCACCAATGGAAAAACATCCGGTATTATTCCAATGCTCCGCGTGTTCAACAATACAGCACTCCACGTCAATCAGGGAGGAAAACGCCCTGGCTCCTTTGCATTTTATCTAGAGCCTCATCATCCAGATATTCTAGATTTTCTTGATGTACGTAAAAATCACGGCGATGAAAGCCGGCGTGCGCGCGATATCTTCACTGCAGTGTGGTTAAATGATTTATTCATGGAACGCATCAAGAATAACGAAGTGTGGAGTCTACTTAATCCACAGGATTGTCCTGGTCTAACTGAGGTTTATGGGAAAGAATACAAGACACTTTACCAGAAATATGAATCGGAAGGAAAATTCATGTCTCAGTTGCCCGCTCGTGACCTTTGGAAAGCCATCATTACATCACAAATAGAGACAGGAACGCCGTATCTTGCAAATAAAGATGCTGTAAACGAAATGAGTAATCAGAAAAATATTGGTGTTATTAAGGGTAGCAACCTTTGTATTGAAATATGTGAGTACACAAGTCCCGAGGAACATGCGGTTTGTACACTTGCTAGTATTTGTTTGCCAATGTGTGTTGAAGATGGCACATTTAATTACAACAAACTCCGAGAAGTAGCACATCAGGTAACACGAAATCTGAACAAACTCATTGATATCAATTTTTACCCAGTCCCAGAAACAGAAACATCCAATAAGCGCCATCGCCCACTTGGTATTGGTATTCAGGGTCTTGCAGACGTATATCTTTCTCTTGGATTTGCATACGATTCTCCCGAAGCAGCAGAAATTAACAAGAAAATATCCGAGACACTCTACTTTTCAGCGTTAGAGGCATCTGCTGATATTGCTGAAATTGAAGGAACTTATTCCACATTTGACGGGAGCGACCTATCAAAGGGTATCTTTCACTTTGAACGGTTTGCCGAACGAACTGGCAAACCAGTAGAACTTTCAGGACTATGGGATTTTGAATCACTTCGTGAACGAATATTATCCGTAGGTGTACGTAATAGTCTTTTGATTGCGTTAATGCCTACCGCAAGTACCAGTCAAATTATGGGCAATACGGAATCATTTGAACCTATTACTGCCAATATTTATACGCGCAAAACACTCGCAGGAGATTTTATTGTAATTAACAAGTTTCTTGTACGAGAACTGGAATCTCTCGGTCTGTATAATGAAGCTCTCAAAAATAAAATCATTGCTAGTGATGGGTCAGTTCAGAGTATCCTTGAAATTCCCGAGGATATACGTAAAAAATACAAGACTGTATGGGAATTAAAACAAAAGGTATTGATTGACCAAAGCGCTGCGCGTACACCATTTGTTTGTCAGAGTCAGTCATTAAATTTGTATTTTAAAAATCCAACTTTTTCCATTATTCATTCTGCCATGACGTATGCACATCAATGCTCGCTAAAGACAATGATTTATTATACACGAACACTTGCGGTGGGTAGTTCTACCCAATTTACAATTGCCAAAGCCACGGCTGTTTCAGTACAAGAACAAAATGACCCAGCAAATTGCGAAAGTTGCAGCGGGTAAACGTAATTAAAATACAATTAATAAATAATAATGGTATTTTATTTTAATTGGTTAGACAAGTCAATAATTTTCAGTCATTAAAAGGTACATGTCATCATTAAAAATTAGTCGCTCATTTGTTATTTCATTTGTCATTTCATTTGTGTCTTCGTTGTTAAGACAATAAATACAGATACACGACAGTGTAATATATCCAATAATAACAGCACCAACAAATATAAATCCTGCATAGTCGTGTAACATTACTTTATGATACGGTCTTTTCATTTTTGGAAATTCTTTTACTTTTAAATTGAAAATGAAAATACAATAGATATTATGGAAACTTGTATTATACAGTATAATAAACCAGTGTGTTCGTTTTGTAATGAAGAAACCAATACAAGCACAGACAATGGATTTATTCAGTGCAATCATTGTGGATTAGTGTTTGAACATTCCATTGAAATTTCTATGGAAACATCCTCTGGTTTTGCAAATCCCGATGAAAAACGTAATACATTTTCCACAAGTGGTACAATTGACCAATTACTTCCACAAAGTAGCATGAGTAGTTACTTGGTAGGCAAAGGACATAATTCGGTTAAACGCCTTCAGATGTGGGGTCGTGTTCCCACAAAAGAACGAAGTCTCCTATTGGTTTTTGAACGAATTAAACAAGCATTACAACGGAGCACAATTGATAGTAAAGTTCTTAATGATTCTAAAATTATTTATCACAACTTGTACATGAGATCACAAACTGAATTTAATAAAAAAAACGTATTATCACGTGGGCTAAATCGTGACGGATTAATTGCTTATATTGTATTTATTGCATGTGAAGAAAATAGTATTCTAGTAAACAAAACAAGTATTTGTGAATTATTCAATATAACAGAAACTGTTTTCAAGGCAGGGAAGCGCAAGTATCATGATTTAATGATTAAAAAAGAAACTACCAGCAGTACGGTTCGTTATACACTCACAGATTATATGGGTAGGTTTCTTGCCATGTTACCATTTACACCAGAAGAACGAAAAATGTGTTTTGTAGTTACAAAACGCATAGAACAGATTAAGTTGATGAAAAATAAACAACCCGTAAGTGCTGCCGCCGGGTTAATTTATTTCATGGTACAATTCTATAATAAAGAAGACATTACTCGTCAATATATTTCTAAAATTTCAGAAAAATCAGAACCTACCATTTTAAAAATTGCAACTGTATTGAACGAATATAAATTTTATATTTTACCCAAACATTTACTTTGAATTACAAAAGAAAAAATACGATACCATAAATAATACAATGGAATTCATTACAAAATATACGTCTGTTGTAGCATTTCTGACTGAACGAAATCTACCTATTCTCAAAAATTTAGATGAACTAACAAGCGACTATACAAAGATTTTTATGGAAGCGTATAAGCATCCCAAAATTTTTACGTCTGTTACAACTTTTACATCTAATAATATGTATACTACAATGATTTCCAAGAAGAATTTCAAGAAGCTTTCGGATGACGACAAGCTCAAATTTGTATTGCTCGTCAAGGACATCGCTACCGCTACCACTGGCACATCAGAGAGCGATCCGCTTAGTTCGCTAGAGACTATGTTCAAAAATCAAAATATTGGAAGTATTGACAATAAACAAATTGAAAGTGCAAAGGAAATGGTTACAAAAACACTTGGTCTTGAAAATTCCCCCATGGGGTCAATCATTACAAGCATGGTATCAGATATCTCAAGTACCCTTGGACAAGGAAAATCATTCAAGGATATGATTGCTGATTTATCCAAGAATTTTGGGGATAAAATTAAAGAAAATGTGGATAGTGGAAAAATGACCAAGGAACAGCTTGAAAGTTCTACGGGCGATCTATTTGCAAAGCTCAAGGATATTACCAAAAATCCTAATGATCTAATCAAACAACTTTCTGGTGATGCATCGGCAGGTCCTGTTGACAAAGCAGCTGCGAAAAAGGCTCGGCGTGATGCTCTTAAGAAGAAGTGGCGCAAAGATGCTTCCGCCGATTTAGACTAATTGATTTTATTTTATTACGTAATAATAATATGTTCAAACTTTCACTACACACAATTATTATTACACTAGCTGTACTTTTAGTCCTACTGGCAGTGTATTCTCGTAAAACAGTTACTACCGTAATTACACATTTAGTTTCAAAGGTAACACAAACTCCCAAAAACGATGGCGTTGTCAAGGTAGACCTAAGTGTTCAGCCTATTGACAAGCCAATTGATGCATCTATGAATCTTGTTGGTGATATGTCACCCGCTACAGCAACCACTGTTCCTCGTAGTCAGGTCGCTCCAGTTGTCATCGAACAAGACATTCTACCACCCATGGAAACAGCCCCTCAAGACCAAATCCTAAACGGAACTGCTGCCGCACTTGTGTACCCCGAAAAGGAAGACTCTGTCGATCTACCACCCATGAAAGATACAACCTTTACAAAATTCCCTCTTGGCGGACGTGTTGGCAAGTATCTTGAATCAGTAGAACAAGAGCCAAGCGGTATCCAAAAGGCACCTGCTACAAAAGTTCTTGAACCTACTGCGCGGGTTGTTGATTTCAACATTAAATTGGATCACGAACTCATTCCAGAACTTTATGAGAATACAAACAAGGATATTACAGATAAACGACGAGTCACGTTGAATTATGATCAGACAGATTCATACACCAAAGAATCTTCTTTTGGGTTCTTGTTTGACACGAAGGCATAAATAGTATTTTTTAAAAGTATTTTAAAATATTTATAAAAAATAATAAGAGATGGCACAACAGCCGGAGTATATTGATAATGTAGATGACTTTATTCTATCGACAGAGTTTGTTAATAAAATAGAAGCCAATTATATTGATATTGAACGACTATTACGTTCTGATACTATTTCCAATTACAACCCAGAAAATAACCTGCAATTTAACAAGGACAATATTCCTACTGTTATCATTCACACAACGGGTGTTCTCATTGGTATAACGAGCGGAAATGGTAATTTAGAATTACGTGGTAATTTGCTAATGCATGGCGCATCCACTAATGTATTTTCGTTAGGTACTACAGACAATATTTTGAGAAGTGTCATTGGAACTACGACGACAACGACGTATCAGCCCATTACTACGCCTGGTGACTTGGTAACATTTAGTTCGGTAGCAAATACACAAGTGCGCGTTCCTATTGGTTCTACTGGTCAAGTGCTTACACCAGATCCTTCTAGTCCAACGGGGTTCGTGTGGCAAAACTTGGGAACACTTGTGGCGGGTATTTCTAGTACAAGTGAAGAATATTTCTCCGAGCGCAATGAACGTTTTTCAACAAATTCAAGGGTATATCTAGACTACATCACCCTGACTACTCCTAGTATCAGCGGCGGCACATTCGTATTCAATTATTTTTATAATGATACAAGTACAAAGGGATCTATCCAATTACTTATAGACGGTATTCCTATAGATATTACAGGTACCTTTTCTGGGTTTTCCAAAGTAACACTTCTCGGAGGCGTACATACATTTTCTATACAAATTAAAAGTACAAATTGTCTTAAAAGTGCCATCATTACAAGAGCAGGTATTCATTTAATACGAGTTACGTAATAAAATTATTGGTAAAGTGTAATGAACATTTCAACCGTGGTATACATAACTACCGCAATTTATTTTATAGCACTTTTTAGTTATCTTTTAATTATCAATTACACACCTACAAGGGAAACACCACTGCCTAAATGGGCTATTCTGAATGACCCAACCGCTGATGCTGAACTCCAGACTTACTTTAATGAACGCCCAAGTGAAGTATTTAGTAATATTTTTGATGCAAATCTATTTGCACACGGGTTTAAATATTGAAATTGAAAAATAGATAGATATACAATGGGTGAGAAAAAATGTAAACATAACAAACGGAATGTATCAACTAGGATTACCTTGTGTTTTTATACGATGGAACCCGGATAAGAAAAAAGTTAAAATGAAAACAAAAGAAATGGTATTAAAAAGTACTATTGATTTTTATATGTCATTCTCCGAGATAAACCCAGAAACAGTTTATCTATTCTATTAGCCGTTCACTAAACACTACTATTTTCAATGAAACTCGACACGTTTCATTGTATTTTTATAAGAACTTTTGAACGTTCTAAAATAGTATGTTTTCTAAAGGAGAGCGAACGAACTCCTGGAAAGAACTT